ATCGAGAAGCATCTGAGCGCCCTGGAAACGGTCAAATTACAGGACATCGACCGGATACATCTTCAGATGGTCCTGAACCGAGCGAAAAGCAAGGAGCGGACGCAAGAGCAGATCCAGATGGTCTTCTTCCAGATTCTCCGTTCCGCTGTCGCCGATCGGCTCTTTTCTGCGGACGTATATGAGACGATCAAGTCCAATACGCCCAGCGTGGACTATAAGGCTCCCGAAAAGCGTCCGCTGTCCGCGGCCGAGAAAGAAGCAGTGTTTAAAGCTGACTACAAGTACGATTCTGATCAGGTTTTTGTGTATCTTTTGTACGGCTGTGGTATGCGCCGGGAGGAGTGCATTGCTCTGACCGTGTTTGATTTTAACTTTACCGATCAGACTGTCAGCGTCAACCGTGCGCACGAGTTTGTGCAGGGACACCCACGTCAGAAGGACACAAAGACCTGGAACGGCTTCCGAACTCTTCCGATTCCGAATAAGATCCTCCAGCCGATCCGCACATACGTGGACGAGCTCAAAGCATCCGGCAAGACATACCTGTTTACCACAAGGAGCGGCGATCCTGCCACTCTGAGCTGTTATCGCAGGATGTGGGAGAGAATTATATCTGCGATGCAAAACGCCACGGAGGAGCCGATCACGGGGCTCACAGCGCACATATTCCGGCACAACTACTGCACGATGCTCTGTTACCAAATCCCGAAGATCTCGATCAAGAGGATCGCGCAGCTCCTGGGCGACAAAGAGAAGATGGTACTGGAAGTGTATAATCATGTGGTGATGGAAAAAGAAGATGCCGCCGGCGCGGTCAATGATGCGATTAATTTCTGACCCGAGAATGACACATTGACCCAAATTTGACACATTTATATTGTTTTAAATCCTGTCAAATTGTCAACGGTCAGAGAACATAGAAAAAGCCGGAACACCGCATAAATACAGCGTTTCCGGCTTGTCCTCCTACTGAGCGTGCGGGGATTCGAACCCTGGACAACTTGATTAAAAGTCATGGGATCGAGTGCGCCCTATCGCCAGTAAAATCAACGATTTTGGAAACCTTGTGACACAAAAGTGACACATCCTGATTTTACAGCAGACGCATATCCTTGTCAAGATGATACAATATTCCACCCCGGAGTCAACGGCTCCGGGGTATTGTTACGCTCTACTGTATGCGGATCGGCTGTCCCGGATAGATCAAGTTTGGGTTGCTAATCCCATTGATCTGCGCCAGATGCTGATATGATGTACCATATGCCGCCGCAATCCCGGACAGTGTATCTCCTGACTGCACAGTGTAATACTGACCGCCTCCGGATGATCCTCCCGGGATGCTTAGTACCTGCCCTGGGTAAATCAGATATGGGCTGTATATACCGTTTGCCGATGCAATCGACTGCCACGATACGCCAAACCGGTCCGCAATTGTTGACAAGCAGTCACCGCTCTGTACCGTATACGTTGACCCGCATGACGGAGATGCCGCATAATCTCCGGTCACCTTGATGCTCTGACCCGGATAGATCAGGTTAGGATTGCTGATACCGTTTATCTGCGCAAGGTACTGCCATGTTGTCCCGTACAGGTATGCGATCCCCGATAAGGTATCGCCGTACTTGACGATATACCACGTCTCCTGTACGGGCGGATCCGCAGGCTGCCCTGGGGTGTAATCGCTCCCGCCTCCCGAGTATCCGGCGTAAGCGTCCCACGCAGCTGCATCGCCGTAAAAGATATCAAGGTCCAGAGCTCCGCCCCATCCGCTCAGATATCCGCTTGAGGTATACTGATACATCGCCGCTCCGTCCCATGCCCCCAAGGATCCGTAGATTGGCGGGTCCGCGGCAAAGCCGTAAAACGGAGTATACCCCAGATAATACCCGGCATTCCAGAGCCCGTAATCCGATGCTACTGAAGACCAGTCATACATATTGACGACACTGTTTGACATGTAGATCATCGGTCGCACTCCGGTCATGTTGTAGACAGCATCCAGCCAGGTCTCAGCCCAGCCCACGCCCTGATAGATCGCACTGCCCTCAAAATCGAGGACCAGTACCGCCTCTCCTATGTACCCGCTGATATTATCGACAAAATACTCTGCCTCTGCAATTGCGTTCCCTCCGCCGGCGTAGTGATATACGCCCACCTTTTTCCCGCTGTTTTTGGCATCCCAGTATACTCTATCGCAGTCAGGGTTGACATAGCTTGTCCCCTCTGTGGCTTTTGCGATCACAAACTCTACACCCTGGACCTGATCCACCTGGATCCCGCTCTGCCAGGACGACACATCAATGCCGTTCATCGCTGCTCCGACCGGGAGCGGCACTGCAAAGCTAAATACGAGGATCAGTGCCAGGATTGCTTTTCTCATTTTCTTCATATTTTTTCTCCTTCCTGTTGCGGCATCGCAACACTATATAGTTACTTGTACTCGCCAGTGGTCGCCGTCATGGGACCATAAATCAATCCACTCCCCGTCCCTGCGGATGTGGTCGATCTGATCGGACGCACAGACCACCGCGTAAATTTTAAAAGGGAGCACGCCGCCGTACTCCCTCACCGTGTTACTGATCTCCTGATTCGTCATCCTGATTCACAACCTTATCCGCCACCTTAAGCCCATTGACTAAGATCGCTGGAACATTATATCCCGCCTCAACAAAATTCTCCAGGATGGACCTGATCTCATTAATAATAAGAGACGCTAGTACAAACCATCCCAGCAGGGTTGTGATCCCCAGGTCGATTCCGATTGACTCTCCGATCTCGATAAACACCGCAGATGCTCCAAATGCGACCATGATCATCAGCCAGTATCCCAGCTTCTTCAGGACACCTTTCCAGCCAGCCGTACTGTTCTCCTTTCCCGCCAATCGGCTCTTCATCCAGCCCGTGATCCAGTCTGCTATATTGAGCAGGAGGAACGCCAGGAAGAGGATCCAGTGGTCTCCCAGGATGTATGACAGGACTGCTACGATCGTTCCGGCAACGGCATTGTAGCCATCAATGATTGGTGCTGCATAGTTCATTTTCATATACCTCACTTCCTTCATTATTGTAATTTAGAGTATAAAAATAAGACCGGTTCACGGTCTGTCTCTAATGCCCATATGTGTCACCTGCCTTATTCTGCTAGCACGAAATACTGGTCCAAAAGCGCATCTGGATCATAGGGGAAGGAATATTCTTTTCCATCCTCATCGCCCGATCTCTGACACTTATATATTACATCGTTATATCGATAGTATTTTCCGACCACGTAGGTAAAAGAATCCGGCGGCACAGTATCCGGCACGTCAATCGGGTCATCATAAGTTCCTGCCTGTCCCTCCACGATTTGCGTATAGATAGAATACGTTCCATCTCCCGGAATCCACTGGGGCTGGAAGGTGAAGTTCTCCTGAATGGTTTTATACAGTTTGGTTTCGCCGTTATCGATGTATCGGAACTTGAAACCAGCGTCCTTGGCTACGTATCTGTTCTCGCAGAGATGGCTCCACTCCGGATATAATTCTTTCACATGCAGCGCTTCCTCGTCCGGGAGGCTTCGAATGTTCATGACCGCCACCTGACACAGTGCCCTGAATTTATCAGCCTGCATTATTCACCACCTCCTCAAAAATTCCATCCATCTGAGCCTGGACCTGCTCCAATGCGGATAATCTTTCCTCAATGGTCTTCATATTTTCAGCAAACTCATAATCCAGATAATTCTCTGGATGCGCCTGAATGTCTTCCAGTGGTAATGCATCTGCCGGCCCGATGATCTCGTTGTAGTCATACTCATAATAGCTTTCCTGTGTCTGGCCCTCTCCCATGTCCGGATAGGTTTCTGTACCCTGGGTTTCATTCTGGCAGATATACACATAGGCATTGCCGTCCCTCCGGATGATCTTAACCGGCGGCTGCCGTTCCGTAAATCTTGCTTTCATTCCGTATCACTCCTTTGCATTTTTTAATAGTTCTTCGCACTTTCCATTTTCTTTGAAATCGTCTGCTGTTGGTATGTTTTAAATATCCGTAATAAGATAGGCATTTCCTTGCCACTCCTTCCGTCAGGCGCTTTCTTGCCCGGCGGAAGGACCGTCGGACACGGAGAAAAGTTCTCCCTCTAATCTCTGTATGTGTTCGGTAGATTTTAAATCCAAGCATGTCAATGCAGTTTCCATCAATCTGCCTGACTTGATAATTAGGTTTGATCTCCAGCCCCATCTCGGAAGCCTTCCGCACTGTCAGTTTTGCAGCTTTTTCAAGATCTCGTTTCCGCTGTCCTATCAGCAGAATATCGTCCATGTATATCAGGCAGTGGCGGACCAGATTAACTCTCTTGTTCCCTCTTTTGCCTTTTCTTGTCCGGCGCATGTTCTCTTTGATCTCGTGATACAGGATGCTCATGTAGAGGTTGCATAGATACTGGCTTAGATAAGATCCAATACTCAGGCCGCGCTCAAAGCTTCCAAGCATAGTCTCAATCAAGTGTAATAATGGTTCATTTTTAACATGTTTTCTCATGAACTCCATCATTTTGCCGTGGTCAATGCTTTCAAAACACTTCCGCACATCCAATTTTACGAAATACCGCATATCTCGGTTCCTGATCCAACGAGAAATTACTTCTTTCCCCTTCGTAGTGCCGCGTCCTTTGATTGATGCATATTGGTATTCTCCTATCCGTTTCAATAGCGGCTCTAGCGCTTCGACTGCAATATAATCGTACAGCTGCTGTTTGATGTTCTGGATTCCGATTCTTCTCACCTTTCCACTTGATCCGTCTATCTTTTCCCTGTACCAAATTGGGGGGAATGACATGTTCCCTCCAATGATTTCGGCCTGAATTTCCGAGATAGCAATCTCCGTGAATGGATACATAGCTGATTTCCTGTATCTATAATAGATGCACCTTATATATTCCTGCTTTATGCCAGATACCTGTGATAGATATTTCACTACGTCATTACGCTTATATTTTTTACTTAGGCAGGCGTACACCGCCTTACTTATGAGACCCCTGTCCGTTATATCAACGTCCTTGCACAATCTTTTCATCGATTATATATAAGAGGGCTTTCGGTTCTCTACTAACCCCGACGCACAACTCCATGTGCATCCCTACTTGCCGTCACCGGCTTTTGGCTGGCCTTTCTAACTTATTTTATGATCTTTTTGATCAAAAGAGCCTTTCAGCTACACCTTCAGGTGCGAAACACAGTGTAATATTGTATGATTTACATAATATCAGGCGACGTAGTTCCAGTTCTCGTTCCCGAGCCTGTTCCTGCAGTTCAAGTAGGCTGAGCCGGCATTCGTGCCGTTCGACAGGTTCCCGCCTTACACTATGAGTCCTTATGAGGGGAGATCCCCTCTCCCCTACGGGGATTCACCCCCGTAGGCCGTTAATCGCAGGCGACGTAGTACCAGCCCCCGCCCCCGAGCCCGACCCCGCAGTACAAGCAGGCAGAGCCGGCAACCGCGCCGTGCGACAGGAGCCCGCCCTGCAAGTACTCACGCGTTCCAGATGTTGCGCTTGATCCACCCGCATATACCCGATCTCCATATCCCTGGGCTGATCCGGATCCTTCTGCAGATGGATACCACGCGCCAGAAGAATTATCGAATCCGCAGTCTCCAATCCACCAGTCTGCATTGTTACCTGCTGCCGCAGCCGGCATAGTTCCGATATGCTCGTATGTGCTACGGATCGTGGCATCGGATGACGAGTGCGCTGCACCTTTTGGTGCTACAAGGATATGCTTTGTGAAATCTGACTGCAAATCAATCACCGTATCAGATGCAACTATATAAGCTCCCACAGCGTACTCCCTGCCCTGAACGCGATACGGATACTTTCCGTTTGTATTGCTTCCCGGAGATCCGTCATGCCTGCCCCTGACTGCATCCGTGGCGCCGGAGCGATAGTGTATGGATGTCAGGATAACTGGCGCCGATAAACTCTCATTGTATACATGCGGCATGGTGTCGAATGCATCCTCTTCCGGGATATCCAGATACACCGCCTTGTTGTTCTCGTCCAGGACCTCTATGCTCAGCACTTTCACGCTGTCCGCATAGGCATGGACGGAATCATAACCTCTGTCGTTGCTGATTGTGCTCCCGGTGCTGTACCCGTACCCAACAGATACATATCCTCCAACGACAATGCTATTTGCCTGCGCATTTGTGACCGGGAAGTAGGTGCGAGCCTCCTCAGACTGCACGGCAGCCTCATACTGGAAACTGTATGACGTGCATCCGGCGTAGAGTGCCTGGGAACTTTTAGTCGCTCCTTTAATAATGTTGAATATGATCTGGAATGTATTTCGAACCGCTCCAGCTCCCCAGTAGCCCTCTCCTTTGGTTTGGTAGTTCGTTATCATGTTGTTATGGGACTGTTCTCTTTCCGGTTTCAGCCCAGGCTGTGACCGAAGCTTTCCGTCTGATGCGATCCCGGATATGTACTTACTTCCAATGCACCAGGGCATTACTGCGCCATCGGCCCTTACACATTCCGGCCAGGGTTTTAACCCCAGCTCCGGATGAGGTAAATCCGATATAGTTATCAGATCATACTCTGCGTTGGATGTATCCCACCGCCACCAGAACGACATCTGCATAGCACCGACATCCACAGCTCCTTCGGTTTTGTAGTCAGAGGAACCTTCTATGGCTATCGGTCTTGCTGTTCCGTCTGCATCCCTGACATAATTGACATTGACCCACTCGAAGAGAGGGTTCCGCCCATTCAGGTAATCGTCCCGCCCCTCTTCCATATCCGTGGACGGTTCGAAAACTAATCCTGCATTGTCCAGCAGCTTCTCTCCCGTGCTTGTAGGGTTCGATGCAAATTTCCAGATTTTAGTCTGGTACACTTTACCGGTCCGGCGCAGGGCGTAGTAATTTTCAATGTAGGTTTCAAGCTGCTGCTGAGGGGTTGGGGCAACAATGCCGTAATCCTCGCTGGTTTTGTCCCCCTCAATCGTCACGCCGTTCAGCGTTGGTTTATTCGTCAGATCGTTATAATTACTTGTTCCGCCGCCTCCGCCACCCGATTTTGCTTTTGCCAAAAGGGCAGCTATCATTAAAGGATCAGAGGAATTAGGATAATTCATGCCCAGTCACCCCACTCTCCATTATTTTTCACAATCGCCACATCAAAGTCCGGTGTAATTGCTATACTGCCCGGCATAAACGTCTGATCATCCCCCATGTGCTCTACATTCTGTCCTGTGGTCGGCAGAGCATCAGTTGTGTTGTCTGCAAGTATCAGGCACCTGATTGCACGACCATCCGCATTCTGCGGTGTAGCGTCTGCTGTCTGCTGAATTGATAATAGTGTAAACATATATTCTACCCGCCTTTCTTATTCTGCAATCCAGTGTCCCGATATTTTAAAATACGTTTTGCGGGTTGATGCACAGTATCTCACATATCCGCTCGCGTCAACAAATGTCGATATCGGGGTCGGATTTCCCCAGTTTGAGTCGCATCCGTACCCGCTCAGGAAATAAACTTTTTGAGGTCTTAATTCAGACAGCATCGGAGACGACCCGATCGAGTACAACGTATTTGGATCAAACTGAGTCCCTGGCTGCATTGACAGGGACACGTTAAAAAACACTTCGTTCCCGCGTTTGCGGAGATCGAAATCAGTGACATCGTAAAAGTCAGCAATTGGCATAGCGGACCGGTCATATATAGTTTCAATAAGTTCCGACATATCTGCCATTGTTTCTGGGATGATGTCTACACCAGTAACATTGATCCCGTCCAAGTTGACGACAAAGACAGGACATTCTACAACGCTGTCCCCCATCTGTATGTCGCCAGATTCCGCCTCCGGCACAACGGGGTTATCCGCAGCCGGTGTTCCCTGTATAACCGCCCACTCCCCCGCTTCGATGTTGTCTGATGAGTCATATGTATATCTCGCTACGATCAAGTCCTTTCTTTTCATGCCCTGATTGCCGTTGTTGATCGTCACCTCGTCATAAGTACCGACTTTGACTGTAAAAAGAGCGCCCTGGAACATCAGCGCGCCGTCTTTGATATGTATTTTATTTGAGCTCTGCACTTCCGGTTCCAGCATGTTCCCCGTGTTCAGGATATACGCTCCATCCCCGAAGATGCCCTGATGCTTCTGCCTGTCCTGCTGCGATGTTATGTGTGGCTTCCCCTGCCGCCCCGTTGCCAGTTCCATAGTCAATCATCTCCTTTTATTCCATATTCGAGAGAGGCCTTCCCATCCTCTACCCGGTATATTTTCTTTACGATCGGTTTCTTTGCATACATCCCTGTCAGATAATCCCTGCCGCCGATGATGTCGCCAACCTCGACATCCATGCCCAAGGATTCAACATCCATTTCGAATGATGTACTGTTCATAAGTTCCAGCAGTTTCTCCCTTCCCTTTTCTTCCAGCTCATCTGTTTCCGAGGATGTATCCTCATAAGTCGCCGCGATCTCCCGGATACCTGTGTAATACGGCTCTTTCCCGATGCTCCCATTCTCCTGCACGTACAGATCGATCACCTGCCGCTCCTGAAGCTCTCCCTTGCCGAGGCAGATCAGGTGATTCACTCCGTTGCGGCAGTTCTTGAATGTAAAATTTAGTTGACTGTCCTGCGACAGCTCGATCTGTTCCGAGTAATCAACGACCGGCACAGCAGACAGCTCCACATATCCGGGCTGCCCGCGTTCCTGCTGCTTGTACGTGATCCGTAGCCGACATCCAACGCTTTGCAGCATCTTTGTGACCCCCGTCAGCAGTGTACAGTACCGATCAAACTGATAGTTCGTCAGGCTCACTCCCGTGTCGTCCTGTGATACGACAAAATAATCGCCAAACTGTTCTGTAATCAGGTCGCCCAACACTGTATTTAGTTCCCCGGATACCTTTCTGTAATCTTGTCCAGCCGGTGGCCGTATGATCTTTTTATCGAGCATCCCGCGCCATGTCCTGCCAAGCAGCGAAATCGTGTCTTCCGCCGTGCTCGTATCCACTTCCCCGATTATCCCGCCATACTCGGTATCCTTGACGTAAAACACATTCCCAAATGTGTACTCCGGCCGCCACTTATCCCTCGGGATCTTGATCTCGTAATCATTCTCTTCTCCGATTGCGATATCTATCTCGGCATCCATCACCGGGGCGATATCCTTCAAGTTCTGATCCGCAAGGATCAACTGCTTTGTGTCTTCCATCGTGGTTCACTCCTTTCAAGAAATAAGGTCAGGTCGAATCCGAACTCCCCTGACCATACAACGCTGATATTCCCCGGTGTGATGGTGTCGAATACCGACTCCTGCTTTGCGCGGAGATCGTAAATGTCCTGCCGGATTCCATTCGCCAAATATTTGACAACTTTATTTTCCCGGCTGTCGATCTGGAGATGCTCATTTGCATCCAGCGCCGTGTACACCTGATAGGGATGTCCATTGATCACAATGCGGGGATCGACTGCCGGCCCGAAAATCGTCATCAGGAATTCGCAGGGGGCGAAATGATCCACATTCCAGATTACGTCACCACCGTATGGCATGGTGTAGTCATAATCGTAATCATGCTCATAGTCCAGATAGGTTTCATCCTGCTGCGTTCCAGACGATATCGGAGGAAAGGATCGGGATTCTTCATGAATCCAAATCGGTCGATCTGCCAAGATGGTCATTGTGTTAAACATAAAAGGAATACCCATTTTCCAATTGGATTTTTCGGAACCAATGATCTTACAGTTCATATAATACCCGGTATCCGCATAGATCCTGCCGTCTTTACCGTCTACCACGTCCGCCTGAAGTACATCTGCCAGATGATCAACCGCTTCCTTCCACTCTTCTTTTCGCTCGGCCAGCGGGATAGAAAAGTCACATAACACAGCGATCTGAACAGGTATCTCTTTTGCAGATAGCTTATAATCTGATGTTATATCTCTTTTTGCTAGGCTTCGGGTGGTATAAGAGTCCTTCCAGTTAAGCAGGTCTCCGCTCTGGAACATATAAGGGTAATCCGACAGATCAATTCTCTGGCCTCGATTGTTTATGTAATAAAAATCCATCTGATTACCCCCTTGCAAATCCCATATCAGCAATCACTCTCCCAAACGGCCGGCGTTCAAAATACACGCCCATATTACTAATACCTTTTTCAAGAGCCTGCCCCTGGCGGTTTCCGTATTCCGCCATCGCCGATACGATATATTCTCCAAGCGCAGTGACGTCAAACGGTTCTGTTGACGCCGCATTTGCCCGGGCAGATTCTTTCGCGTATCTAACACTGATGTCGTGCGGTATTACCTGCGCCCCGTTCGGGAGATAAGTAAGTTCGCCTCTACCGCCCTCGTTCATGTAAGCGAAACCGCCCTGCCAGTTATTAGTTCCATTTGCCAGATAAGGGATTGTGCCGATGCTGACCCCTGGAATTTTATTAATCAGCCCTATTGCCGAGTTAATTCCTCCGATCACACCGTTTATAAATCCCGTCACGGAGCTCACCAATTGCTGTACTGCACTGCTGATGCCACTGAATACTCCCGAAACAAATCCTGTCAGTCCATTCCAAGCGGACTGTATTCCGTTAAAAACACCGGTTATAAAGCTTCTCACCCGGCCCATCACAGATGATACAATCGAATAAATCTTGTTAAATATATTACTGAATGTTGAAGAAAGTGTGGATACAACACTTCCAATCGTATTTATAGCCGAAGATATAAATTGCGAAATATTGCTAAACGCACTTGATGCAATGCTGTATGCTGTTGAAAACACATTGCTTATTGTACCTACTATTGTTCCAATCACCTGTATAATCGATGCTATTACATCCGCTACAAACGTTACAATCGGAGCTATAATTGACATGATTGTCGTTATTACTGTACCAATAAAAGATATAATGGGCGATATCGCTG